TTAAAAAGAGATTATGGATACGCAGAAATTACTAATGGCTACAAAGACTCAACCACAGGAAAGTTTAAAGTAAAACACGGTTGGGCAGGTAAGCCATTAACTAGTTTAGATTATCTTCAACATCTCAAGGGAGAGAAATCTATCGGCATACAACCTTGTGATGATAGTGGCATGGTTAGTTTTGGTGCAATAGATATAGATTCAAAAGCATATCAAAATTTTAGTCCTCGAAAATATTTAGAAATAATTCAAAAAAATAATATACCTGTAATACCGGTTAAATCTAAAAGTGGTGGATTGCATTTATACATACACACAAAAGAAAAAGTAAAAGCTAGTTTTTTAAGAAATTTTTTAGACAAACTATTATATACATTAGAGTTAGATCCAACAACAGAAATATACCCAAAACAAACAGAACTTGGAACAGGATCAGATGGTAGTTTTACTAATGGTAATTTTATTAACCTACCATACTATAATAAAATAGAGCGAGTTGCATTAAATTTAGATGGCACAGAGTTTACATTTGATCAATACGTACAAGTAGTTGAGGCTAATTTAAAAAGTGAAAAAGAATTAAATGAATTTATAGATGATCACATAAATAAGATATTACAAGGTGGTGCGGAAGAATTTAATGACGGACCACCGTGCCTACAAGCTATATCAAAAACAATCGATGATAGTAATAAATTACCTGATGAAAGAGATAGATTTTTATTTAATTATATGGTTTTTTGTAAAAAGAAATACCCAGATCTTTGGGAAAAAAGAGTATTAGATGGTGCAAGAAAATACATTTTATACGATGAAGAGTGGGGTGATAAGAAAGTATTAGATAAAATTAAGTCTTGGCGTAAACCAACAGCAGGTCATCTTTGTGATCAAGATCCTATTAGAAATTTTTGTATTAAATCAGAGTGTGCAAAAAGGCAGTTTGGTTATATGTCAGACAAACAAAAGAAGTTTCCGCAGCTGTCAGCTTTAATTAGAATAGACTACATACCCGAACCTGAGTTTAGATTTACAGTTCACTTTAATGATAAACAAGATGGTGAAAAAAGTAAACAGGTGTTAGCTAGAGATGTTAATTATTTAATGGATATGGAAAAATGCAGAAGATTAATCGCATCACATACACCAATAGCGCCACCAAGAATAAAACAGGATGAGTTTCAATCCATCATAGAAAAACTAAAAGAAACAGAAACAGTGCAACCACCTCCTGCAGGTACATCACCAAAAGAATTATTACAAAAATATTTAGATGAACATATACACGGTGTACCTGCGGTTAGTGCTGCATCGTTTAGTAGTGGATCAGTATTAAAAGAAGAGGGTTTTGCATACTTTACTATGGAAGTATTTTTTAATTATTTAAAAAACAAAGAGTGGAAGATGAAGTATGAGAAGACTGGTAGAATGTTGATAGAAGAATTCAAGGCAGAGTTGGGATATTTAAAAAGATATCCAAAAAAAGATACAGATAAAAAATCACATAACCCCATTCGTTGTATAAAGATTCCCCTATCATTCTTCCCAAGAGAGGAAGAGGACATAGAAATATTAGATAGAAAAAATAAGGATGACATATTATGATAAAAAAATTTTACGGACCGCCAGGTACAGGTAAAACTGAAAAATTAATTCGTAGAGCTTTAGCATACATAAGAATAGGAACACCTGTAAAAAAAATAGGTTACTTTGCATTTACTAAAAAGGCAGCATATACAGCAAAAGAGAGAATGTTTAACAAGAATAAAAATTTTAATAAAAAAGATTTAAAACATTTTCAAACATTGCACTCATTAGCTTTTCACACATTAGGATTAAAAGAAGAAAATGTTATGCAAGACTATCACTACGATGATCTTGGAAAAGAATTAAGTATTAGTGTTAAAACAAAAGGTGACTTTGATACCTCACCATACATGACATGTGATAACGAATACTTTCAAATAATATTAAAATCTAGAGAAAAAGACATAGAGGTTTGGGATGAATATTGCACGGGAGATTATAGTAAGGACATAAATCCTGACATATTAAAACACGTAGCAGCTAACTATTTTGAATATAAAAAAGCTAATAATTTAGTGGATTATAGCGATATGATCCACCAGTTCGTAAACAAATCACACCTATGTCCTAGCTTTGATGTTGTGTTTATTGATGAAGCTCAAGACCTATCTCCGATACAATGGATGATGTATGATATATTAAAAGATAACACTAAAGATATGTATCTTGCTGGAGATGATGACCAGGCAATATATGCATGGGCAGGAGCTGATGTAGATAGGTTTATAAAAGAACCTGCAACAGAAATAGTATTAAAAAAATCTAGAAGAGTACCTAGAAAAGTTCAAGACATATCAAACATAATAGTAAATAGAATAGAGGGATTACGAGCACATAAAACATATTATCCAAGGGAAGAGGATGGTTTATGTGTAAAAATTAATAACTTGGATAACGTAGATCTTACAAAGGATAATTGGTTGATATTAACTAGAACCAGATCTAAGTCTGTACAAATAGCAAAAGAATTAAAACAACGGGGTATATTCTTTGAAAGCAAATTTTTTAAAAGTTTAAATACTAAACTACACAAAGCAGCTATTTATTATTCTAGGTGGGGTGAGGGACAACAACTAAATGAGAACGAAGTTGATGATGTTGAAGACTATATGTCTGATAATAATTGGAATGAATTAGTTCCATGGTTTGAAGCTTTTGATAAGGCTAACTTAGAAGATAAAAATTACATCAGATTATTATTATCAAACAAAGAAAAGTTATCAGAATCACCTAGAGTTAAAATATCTACAATACACGCAGCAAAGGGTGGTGAGTCTGACAATGTTCTACTTGTGTTAGATAACGCTAGAAAAATAAGAGAATCTGTGTTAAAAAATGTCAGAAAAAGAGATGAAGAACATAGAGTCTGGTATGTTGGAGTTACACGTAGCAGAAAAAATTTATACTTGATGAGAGCAAAAATAGAAAGGTATGGTTA